CGACACCTTGCGCTCCGTCCTCGGGATGGGCGCCGCCGATGCCATCAACGACGTCTTCTGGACCCTGTTCCTCTCGAACCCGAGCTCGTTCTTCGGGACCGCGCACGGCAACTATCTGACCGGGGCAAGCTACACCCTCGGCGTCGACGGACTCGACGCCCTCGAGCAGCTCATCCTGGCGCAGACGAAGCCAGCCGTCGGCGCGGAGACGAAGCCCATGCCGCTCGGGCTCCAGCCGAAGGTGCTGCTCGTGCCGCACCAGCTCGGCGGGTCCGCACGGGTCCTCCACAAGTCGACGGAGATCCGCAACACGACCGCGAGCACGAAGTACCCCGTCGCCAACGTCTACGCCGGCAAGTACGGCGAAGAGGACCGCACCCTCTGCATCTCGCCGTTCATCGGCAACTCGTCGTTCACCGGGTACTCGACGACCGCGTTCTACATCTTTGTCGATCCCGAGGTCCTCGCCGCAGTCGAGGTCGCGTTCCTGAACGGGAAGGACGCGCCGACCGTCGAGTCGGCCGACGCCGACTTCAACACGCTCGGCATCCAGCTCCGCGGCTACCACGACTTCGGCGTCGCCATGCAGGACTACCGCGCCGCCGCGAAGTCCAAGGGCGCCGCGTAAGCAGAGCGTTCGACCCGGGCTCCCGGCGGAAGGGGCCCCCGCCCCTCCCGCCCCGCCCGACGTAATGGTTCTTTCGATCACCGTTTCTGGAGGGCCTCTCTCATGGCCACCGCACTCGTGCTCTACGTCGCGCCGGGCGAAGTGATCGACTACACGCCCGACTCGGCGGTCTCGGCGGGCGACGTCGTCGTCGCCGAGGACCTCGTCGGCGTCGCCAAGCACGACATCGCCGCCGACGCCCAGGGCGAACTCGCCCTCGAAGGCATCTTCGACTTCCCCAAGTCCACCGCGTCCTCCTCCGCCATCGACTTCGGCAAGAAAGTCTACTGGGACGAGGGCGACGAGGAGGCGAAGGAAGACTCGGAGTCCGGGGCGAACAAGTTCCTCGGCCTCTGCGTCCGGGACGCCGAGGACGCCGACGAGTTCGTCCGCGTCAAGAAGGTGCTGCCGGGCAGCTGATGCGCCGGCAGTTGATCGGTCTGCCCGTTCCGCGTGTGAGGAGGCGGCGGATGCTTTCCGTCTGCATCGCCCACTCCGCGAGGTCCACCGTCGCGGCGCGGGGACAGCTCATCGCCCTGTTCCCGCGCTGCGTCGCCTCGCTCTGCTCGGCCGTCGCCGAAACCGGCATCCCGACCGAGCTCATCGTCGCGGACTACCCGGCCAACCGGGACGCCGGCCCGCCGCTCGCCGACTGGCTCCCCGGCCGCCGCACCATCCCGCTCCGCATCGTCGAGATGACCGGCCTTTGGGACAAGGGCGCCGCGCTCAACGCCGCCGCCGCCAAAACGAGCGGCGACGCCCTGTTCTTCGTCGATTGCGATTTCCTCATCCCGCCGGAAATCCTCCGGCGCGGCATCGCCTACGCCGGCGACGGGCTCGCCTGGTTCCCCGGCTACCTCGCACAGAACGGCCCGGGCGGACGCTTCGACCGCGTGCCGAAACACATGGGCTGCGGAAACATGTTCCTGGGGCGCCCGCTCTGGGAACGGTTCGGCGGATGGAGCTCCGCCACCGAGCACGGCGTCATCGACCATCCCGCCGGCCGCTGGGCGACGAAGCTCGGCGTCGCCGCCGAGCCGGTCGACAAACGCAAGCCCGTCCCGGGCTTCGTCCACGTCTGGCATCCGAAATACACGGGATGGGCCAAATGAAAACAGCGCTTCGACTGCTCGATCAACGGATCCTGAGCTGCTATGCCGAGGCGCGTGAGCTTGCCTGCGGCCGGATGTGCCACCCCCGCATGGTGATCGTCTATCCGACCTATCGGTGCAACCACAACTGCGTCGGGTGTGACTACGCCGTCGAGTCGATGAACCGCGCCGAACGCCCCGCACAGATGGCGACCGAGCATTTCCGCTCCGTCCTCAATCAGTTCACCGCGATCGGCGTCCGCGCCTGGGAAGCCTGCGGCGGGGGCGAGCCGACGCTCCATCCCGATCTGGCCGAGATGATTCTTCATGGCTCCTGGCTGGGCCTGCGCTTCGGCCTGCTCACCAACGGCACCCGCCTTGCCGGGCCGCTCGTGGACGTACTCCTCGATCATGCCTCCTACTGCCGTGTCAGCATCGAGGCCGCCACCCGCGAGACGTTCGACCGCTACAAGCGCCCCGCGACGGCCGAGGTCGGCTTCGATGCCGTGGTTCGCAACGTCCGGGACCTGATCCGGCGGCGCGACGCCGCCCGCTCGCCGCTCGTCGTCAGCTACAAGTTCGCCGCCGACGTAAACAACTGGCGCGACGTTGCCGCCGCATTCCCGCTCGCCCAGGAGCTCGGCGTTGACTCGCTCCAGTTCAAGGCGATCCGCAACGTGCCGTCCGAGATGGACGCGCACACGGCCGCCTGCGCGACCGCGCTCCTCCACCAGGCTCGCCAGGACTACCCCGATCTCAGCGTGCTCGGCGGATTCGACCGCCACGTCGCCGATCCCGCCGACGCGTCCCGGTGCTGGCTCAGCCCGCTTGCACCGACCGTCGATCCGCGCGGCGACGTGTACCTGTGCTGCTACTACCGCCACCGCGTCGAGAGCCACCGGCTCGGCAACCTGTTCGATACCCCGCTCGCCGAGTTCTGGGGCTCCGACGAGCATTGGCGGCGCATCCAGGCGATCAACCCGGCCGAGTGCGTCCGGTACGATTGCCGGTTTCTGCGCTACAACCCCGCCATGAGCGAGGCCATGACGGCCGGGCAGCTGGAGTTCATCTGATGACCATGCTCAAGCTGTTCGGCGAGCCGCGCCACTGCGACGCAGCCTTCTATGCCGGCCTGCCGCTCGCCGATCACATCAACCAGCCCGAGCACGCCCTCCGCCTCTACGTCGCCGCCGCCTACGTCCTCTACTATGCGCGGTTCGCCGGCTGCACCAGCGTTTCCGACCTCGGCTGCGGGAACGGCGGGCTGCTCGAACACGTCGGCCGCTCGCTCGGTCCCGACGTCCGGCTCCGGGGTTACGACCTCCTTCCGGCCAACGTCGCCGATGCCCGAGCACGCGGGCTCAGCGTCGAACTCCGTGACCTTGTCGCCGAGCCGCTCGCCGAAGGGGAACGACCCGACCTCGCCGTGATGACGCAGACGCTCGAACACCTGCTCGATCCGGAGGCGTTTCTCCGCAACGCGCGTCATCTCGTCGTCGCCACCGTCCCCTGCAACGAAAATGCGGAGCGGCACTACGGACAACACCTCTGGGCCTGGACCGGCGGATCGTTCGGGAAAATGTTTCTCCGGGCCGGGTTCCAGGTTCTCGTCTCCGCGCAGGTCGCCCGAGTGCAGCTCGTGGTGGCCGGGAGGAACACGTGATCTCGTGGGTGCTCGCCGCGCGAAATGACGGATACGGCGGGAGCCTCGCCGGCGTCGGCAACTTCGCCATGCGCCGGCTTCAGATCACCGTCGAAAGCATCCTCGCCGCTTTCGCGCAGGAGATCCTCGTCGTGGAATGGTGCCCGCCGCCGGACCGCGATCGGCTCCGGGCATTCCTGCCCGATGCACCCGGTCTGCGCCTGCTCACCGTCCCGGCCGAATTCCAGGCCGAGCTCGACGCAGCGAACCCGGCGAAACAGAAGCTCCCGTTCTACGAATATCTCGCCAAGCACGTCGGAATTCTCCACGCACGCGGCGACATCATCCTCGCCTGCAACGGCGACAACATCTTCCCCTGGGCGCCGGCGGGAGACTCGCCGGGCCTCCCCAAGACCCTTACCAGCATCTCCGACGACCGATACGTCCGGGCGGTCCGGCACGAGATCGCCGCCGCCTTCGCCACGCTGCCGATCTCCGAGTTGCTGCATCTCGCCGAAAACCATTCGCTCCCCGTCCTGCAATCCTTCCGCACGGCGGGCGGAGACTTCTGCGGATTCACCCGCGCGGCCTACGATCGGCTGGGAGGCTACACGCTGGTCCACGGCAACCGCCAGGTCGATTACATGTTCGACCGGGCGGCGCGCCGCCGCGGCATCGAGCGGATACAGACCTACGAGCACTACCACCTGCATCACGAAAACTCGATCGGCGAAGCGCCCGGCCGCCCGCTGAAAGTCGCCGAGGCCCCGCCCATCGAACCCGACCTGGTGACGCGATGCGTTTCGTCCGTCGAGGAGATCCGGCTGTGAGAGTCTTCGTGATCGGGACCGGACGCTGCGGGACCCGGACCTTCCGCATGGCTTGCCGCCATATCACGAACTTCACGTCCGCCCACGAGTCGCACGCCCGGAAATGGATCGGCTGGCTGGACTACCCGGACAACCACATCGAGATCGACCACCATCTGACCTGGGCGCTGCCCCTCCTGCTCGACAAGTACCCGCCCGGGGCCGAGACGCTCTACGTCCACCTCGCCCGCCACCGCGAGGACTGCGTCCGCTCGCTCCAGGCCCGGCACCTGATGGACCTGTTCGCCGAGCTCTGCTGCTTCGTCGATTGCTCGAGCCGGACCCCCGACAAGCGCCGCGCCGCCGCCGAGTTCTACGTCGATTCACTCACCCGGATGATCGACCGGCTCCTGCCGCGCGGGCAGTCGATGTGGCTCCGCATCGAGGAGCTCGCCGACGTCGGCTGGCCGAAGTTCTGGCCGGCGATTGGGGCACAGGGCGATTACGACGCCGCCGTCGCCGAATGCCGCAAACGATACAACCGGGGCCTCGAGTCCAAAGGCGAGGAAGTGAGGGACGAGCATTGAAGCGGCCCGAGGAAAACCGCGAGGTCGTCCGCTGGATACTCGAGCACCTCCCGCCCGACGGCACGCTCCTCGACGTCGGCGGGAACGTCGGCAAAATCTCCGAGGCCGTCCTCAGCGAACGCCCCCTGGCCGCCGTCCTGCTCTTCGAGCCGCTCCCGAAGCTCGCCGAAAAGGCCCGAGCCCGACTCCGCCCCTGGCCGAACGTCCGAATCTACCCCGTCGGCCTCTCCGATCGCGCGGGCACCGCGCCGATCTACACGGACCCCGACAACCCCGGCTGGTCGACCCTCGACTCCGCGTTCGCCGCCGGCAAGACCGTCACCCGCGTCGAACTTGCCCGGCTGGACGACTACGGGTTCGACGACCTCGACGTCGTCAAGCTCGATTGCGAGTTCTGGGAGGGCAAGGTCCTGAAGGGCGGGCGCCGCACCATCGACCGCTGCCTCCCCGTCATCGTCTCCGAGCTGTCCCGCGGCTCCGAGGACCTCTGGTACGAGCGCGTCGGGGAGATGGAACGCCTATTCGACCTCGGCTACCAGCGGATCGACTACCGCGTCACGAACCGCATCAACGTGCTCTTCGAGCCGCCCACGGAGGAAGCCCGGTCATGATCCCGAAGCTCATCCACTTCGTCTGGCTCGGCCCGCCCATGCCGTCCTGGGCGGAACGGAACGTCGCGGAGTTCCGCCGGCTCAACCCGGACCACAACGTCATCGTGCACGGCGCGGAGGACGTCTCCGACGAGTACCGCCACCTTTGCACGCCGAAAGAGCATCCGTCCACCAGGTCCGACCTCATCCGCTATGGCTTCCTCGAGCAGGTCGGCGGCTGGTACTTCGACGTGGACTACTGGCCGCTCCGCCCCGTCGCCGACATCGAGCACGCCTACGGGCTCGACGGCTCGCAGCTCTTCGCCGCCTGGATGAACAACCCGCGGATCAACAACGGCGTCCTCGGGTGCGGGCCCGGCCTCCCGCTCTGGCGGACCCTGGCGAAGTGGATTCACGCCGGCGGCGTCCAGGGCCGGTACGGCGGGCGCACCAAGTACGGGCCCCGCCTCGTCACCCAGCTCTACGAACGCTTCCCCGACCAGGTCTGCATCGCCGCCTGGCCCTGGTTCCACGGCGTCCGCGACGTCGACGCCGGCAAGACCTACCGCCGGCTGACGCGCGACCCGAACCCGACGCTTCTCCGCTCGCTCGTGCCCGAGACCGGCGGCCAGCTCCCGTTCGCGTTCCACCTCTGGGCCCATACCCACGCCGCGCAGCTCGAAGGCCGCGCGGGGCACGTCGTCGCCCAGGCCGGGGCCGGCGACCGGCTCCTCGCCGTCTGCGGCCAGGCCCCGCGGAACGACACCGGCAACCGGCCGTGGCGCCAGATCGCCCAGGCCGCCGCCGCGCTCGGGTTCCGAGCCGAGATCGTCGACTACCACAAGCGCGACGCGCTCGACCAGTGCTCCGACATCCCCGAGGTCGTCGTCTTCTGGAACGGGCTGAAGAACATCCACCGCCGCCACGCCGACGCCGTCGCGCGGTTCGGCGCGACCCCGCTCATCCTCGAGCACGGGTTCTTCGACCGGAACCGCCACTTCCAGGCCGATCACCAGGGCATCCTGCACCGCGCGTCCTGGCGCGAACGGGTCGCCGGGCCCGCCCCGCCCGACGGGCTCGAGCGGCTGAAGAAGTTCTACCCGAGCGGCCTCCGCACCAGCGCCCGCCGGCCGAACGGATACGTCCTCGTCCTCGGCCAGGTCAACGGTGACAGCCAGCTCATCGACAGCGAGATCGTCAGCGAAAAGCCGCTCCAGCGCGCGATCAAGGGCGTGCTCCCCGACGGCGTGCGCGCGTACTTTCGCCCGCACCCTGCGACCGCCAAGAAGCGCCGCATCCGCCGCCGCGAAATCCTGCCGTTCCTCGGCGACGGCCCGGACCCCCGCGAGACGGAGACGTATCGCAAAACGAAGACCGGCACCGGGCTCGCCGACGCGCTCGCCGGCGCGATGTTCGCCGTCGCCATCAACTCCAACGCGCTCAACGAGGCCCTCGCACTCGGTGTGCCGTGCCTCGCGTTCGGGCCGTTCCTCGGGATCGACGCCGGCGTCGTCCATCCGACCAGCCTGAAGATCCTGCGGAAGGACCTCGGCGAAATGCTCGACGGCTGGCACCCGGCCGACGACGCGGTGCTCAACTACCTCGCCTGGCTCGCCGCCCGGCAGTGGACGATCGAGGAGTTCGGCGATCCCGCGCTGCTCGCCCGGCTCCTCACCGACGCCGGAGTCGAGCTGCCGGAGCGGCCGGCCGATTCGGAGGCCGCCGGATGACCGACCAGCTCAACACCGCCGTCGGCTGGCTCGCCGGAATGATGAGCGAGTCCATGGCGCGGACCGTCACCTATGCGCGCGGCGAGGACACCGTCGAGATCGCGGCGACCGTCGGCCGGACGGAGTTCCTCGTCGCCGGCGACGACGGCAGCCAGCTCGCCGTCGAGAGCCGCGATTACGTCTTCACCGCCGAGGACCTCGTGCTCGACGAAACCGTCACGCTGCCCGAACGCGGCGACCGGATCACCGACACCGTCGCGGGCGCCGAGCACGTCTACGAGGTCATGGCGCCCGGCGGGCTCCAGCACTTCCGGCTCTCCGGCCCGGACAACAACCTCTGCCGGGTCCACACGAACCTGATCGAAAGGGGCTCCTGATGAAGGATTGGCTGACGTGGTTCATCTCATTCGGGCTGCTCGCCGGGCTCCTCCTCTGTTCCGCCGGCTGCGGCTGGATGGCCGTCAAGCTCGGGGACTCCGCCGTCCAGCGGCTGACCGAGCAGGTCGAGGCCGCGAAGGCGCAGGCGGTCGAGGCCCAGACCCAGGCGGCCAGGCTGGAGACGAAGCTGGCGAAGAAGCTGGGCGAGATCAAGGCCGTCGCCCCATTCCCCTACGCCGTCCTCATCGGGCTCGTCATCTTCGGCGGGATCGCATTCGTCGTGGCGCGGAAGTACGCCGCGCCCCTTGCCGGGCCGGTCGCCGTCGTCGTCGCCGGACTCTGCCTCGCCGTGATCCTGAAGACCTATCTGCTGACCGTCATCGTTGTGACGGCGGTCGTGGCCGGGCTGTATGGGGCCTATCTGCTGCTCCGCTACTTCCAGTGGTTCAAGGACGTGGCGACGGACAAGACCGGCAAGAAGAAGGGCCTCACCAAGAGCACGCAGGCGGCCTTGGCCGCGGAAGGAGCTTGAGATGGCTGGCAACGGAAACAATCGGCTCATCAAGTGGTTGGGGCTCGGCCTGACCGTGGTGCTGGTCGCCGGAGGGATCGTCTTCGGCTATGGCCAGCTCAACGCCCGCGTCGACACGGTGCAGGAGCGGCAGGGGCGGATCGAGCAGAAGCTCGACGAACTGATGAAGGGCCAGGCCGAGATCGCGGCCCAGTTGCGGGCCCAGCGCCCGCGGAAAGAAGGAGGCTGAGGGTGGCCCTCGCTTATCCGGTAACGGTGACGAACGACAAGGACCGCCTCGCGGTTTGCTGGCGGCTGTTCCAGAAGCTCCACGACGAGCACGCGGCGGAACGCGAGAAGTACGCGCCGGCGGGCAAGCCGTTCCCGCCGGAAAAGCTCGACGACTTCCGAGCGTATCAGGCCGAGTTCGAGCTGCGGCAACAGCAGGTTTTGAGCGAGATCAACCGGCTGAAGGCGGCGCTCCGCGAGTCCGCCGAATACGATGCCGGGCTGACCGACCATCCCGTGCTGGTGAAGGCTGAACGCTGATGGCCTACGAAGACCTCCAGAATGATTATACCGAAGTGGACATCGGGGCGGACCGCGTCGTCCTCTCCACCGTAACGGCCACAGTCAGCAACATCGACCGGGACGAAGAGGTCTACGTCTACAAGGACTTCGGGGCCGCTCACTTTGATGTCTACGAGCATCTGTCCGAAGTGGAATTCACGGGGAACAACGGACAGTTCGCCTATGGCGCCGCGAACGTGATCGGCGGCGAGCTCGACGACTTCTACAACAACACCGACGCCAGCGGCTGGGTGATGAAGTACGACGGGGCGAATTACAGCATCGAAATCTGGCACATGGAGAGCGGCAACCTGCGCGAGTTCGACCAGTATACCCCAGCCGCGCAGGACACCCCGTACTACGTGAAGTACACCCGCCTGGAGAACGGCGACTGCGGTGGGCGAGTCTACAGCGACGCGGCGCGGACCAACTTGCTCGATACCCTCACGATGAACGACGACGGCGACGCCCGCCGCTATTCCTTCGGAATGAGCGGGATGGACAAGCCGGCGAGCGGCGACGCGATCAGCTACCTCGTCACAAACATCGACCTTCAGGAAGCTCCGCCGGCGGCGGGGAACCCTTGGTACGCATACGCACAGCAAGCGGCGTGAGGTGACACATGATTCCGATGCTTGTTGATACGGCCATCGAGGTCGTTGTGAACGTCCTGCCCTTGACCGACGACGGCGATTTCAAGTCCATCGAGGAAGCAATCGCCTACGACGAGAGCGGGATGGACCTCAACTGGAACTTCCAGCAGCCGGACGGCACGGTCAGCCAGACGAACGTGACGCCCACGAGCGGCGGAGACTACGACTGGGCGCACGTCGGCAACGGCATGTACAAGATCGAGATTCCCGCAGACAGCGGTGCCAGCATCAACAACGATACCGAGGGCGTCGGCTGGTTTACGGGCGTCTGCGACGGGGTGCTGCCCTGGGCCGGCCCGAGATACCTGTTCGCCAAGGCGAACGTCATCAACTCGCTGGTCACGGGCTCAGATACGCTGGAGGTGGACGTGACGCAGCTTCTCGGCTCTGCCGTACAGGCGGCCAACGGCTATATCGGCATCGACTGGGCTCAAGTCAGCAACCCGACGGCCACCATCGACTTCACACAAACCACAATCGGCGTAGTGACGACCAACACCGACATGCGCGGCACCGACGGGGCCAACACCACGGTCCCCGACGCCGCGGGCACGGCCGCCGGGCTGCACGCGACGACGGACGCGAAGATCGACGCCGTGCAGGGCGACGTGACTACCATCGCCGCCGACGTGGCGAATATCGACGGGGACGCGATGCGCGGCACAGACGGCGCGAATACCACGGTCCCGGACGCCGCCGGCACGGCCGCCGGGCTGCACGCGACGACGGACGCGAAGATCGACGCCGTGCAGGGCGACGTGACTACCATCGCCGCCGACGTGGCGAACATCGACGGCGACGCGATGCGCGGCACAGACGGCGCGAATACCACGGTCCCGGACGCCGCCGGCACGGCCGCCACTCTCATCAGTAACTTGGAAACGCATGGCGACGGGGCCTGGGCGACGGCGACGGGGTTCAGCACGCACGGCGACCCGACGGCGGCCATCGAGGCTTACGGTGATCTGAACTGGGCGACCGCGACGGGGTTCAGCACGCACGGCGACCCGACGGCGGCCATCGAAGCTTATGGTGATCTGAACTGGGCGACCGCGACGGGGTTCAGCACGCACGGCGACCCGACGGCGGCCATCGAGGCTTATGGCGACCTGAACTGGGCGACGGCGACCGGCTTCAGCACGCACGGCGCGTCCGATGTGGTCACGACAATGGAGGCGGACGGGAGCAAGCTCGATCATCTCTGGGAGACGACGGAGGACGACGGCGGGACTCGGCGGTTCACGGAGAACGCGCTCGAAGAAGCCCCCGGCGGGGCCACCGTCGATCAGCTCCTGGCCGGCATCATCGACGGCACCATCTCGCTCAAAGTGGTGCTCGAACGGCTGAATGCCCTTGCTCAAGGCAAGATCGTCAAATCAGGCGGTACGTACTCGTACAAGAAAGAGGACGGGACGACGGACTCCTTTGAAAACGTCATCGCGGCCGGAGGGCGCAACCTGTGACCATCGCGGTCGGAAACATCACGAGCATCGGCACAGCCGGATGGTGGAAAGATTCCGACGTCGACGTGTCGGTCCCCAGCACTCCCACGATTTCCGTGATCGATGATGAATCCGGCAGCTCCTGCACCGTTACCATCGACGGCGATCCCGGCGTGACGAACTACGTCTACTACGGGCTCAATACGAATTTCGCCTGGTCGGCCGGCGGGAACCGTTCCGGCGACGGCACGGTGCAGATCGGCAGCCTCACCGACAACGAGCGCTATCTCGTCATCGCCGTCAGCAAGTCTCCGGCCGGCGTCTATTCCTTGCCGTCCGATCCTGCGACCGTCCGCGTCACGAGTGGCGGCCCGTCGCAAATGGCACTCGACATCGCCGACGCCGTGGTCTCCGAGCTGAACGCCGGCTCCTGGTCGCAATCGTTCACGGCCGAACGGATGTACCACCCGGTCCACAAGCTTGCGGACATGGACACGCTCCACGTGACCGTCGTCCCGGCCGGCGCGACCCGCGAGATCGACACGCGCGGCAGCAACCGCGGCAGCTACGACGTCGATATCGGCGTGCAGAAAAAGTACCAAGCCGAGACGGCCGCCGAACTCGACCCGCTCGTGGACCTCGTGGAGGAGTTCGAGGAGTACTTCCTCGCCCGCCGGTTCGACGACCCCGACGTGCTCTGCACGGCCAGCGAAACAAGCCCCGTCTACAGCCACGAGCACATGGAACAGCACCGGCAGTTTACCGCGATCCTGACCCTCACCTTCCGGGCCCTCGAATAGGAGATTCCCATGAGCTACACGAAACGCTCACGGCCGCGATGCCCGTGCGCGGCGGACTCTACAACAACCGGACGCCCTGACCGGAGCCGATGACCCCGATGCCCACCCTTCGCGACGAACGCGGCCGATTCCTCTCCGGCGGCCGGGGCGCCATCGGCCTGTCCGTCCGCACGCGAACGGACATGAAAAAGCTGCTGAAGAAGGCGCGCCGCGCGAACATCCGCTCGCTCGGACACGCCGCCGGGTACCTCCGCAAAACCGCGCAGCGGAGCATCCGAAAGTCGCCGCAGGTCTCCGCGCCCGGGCAGCCGCCGCACACCCGGAAGGGCCGGCTCCGCCGCTCGATCCTCTACGATGTCGAAAAGAACCGCCAGGGCGCCGTCATCGGACCCGTCCGCTATCCGGGGCCCGTCCTCGCGCAGCCCGTGCCGTCGAAGCTCGAACGCGGGGTTAGGCGCCACGTCATCCCGGCCCGGAAGTTCACCGCCGCGGACTTTCTCAAGTACGGCTACGGGCCGATGGATGTCAACGTTCCCGGCCGCGGCCGGTCGACCTGGACCGAGAAAGGCAAGGTCCCCGTCGTCCGCGGTCGTGTGCGGACCCAGGCCCAGGCCCGCCGCGCCGCACGCCTGCACAATACCTGGGGCATCGGCGGACGCCCGCCGAAGCCGCTCGCCGAACGACCGTACATGGTGCCCGCACTCGAGAAGGTGCGGCCCAGACTCCCCCGCCACTGGGCGGATTCCGTGAGATGAAAGGAGATCGCCGATGAGTCGCAAACTCGGAATGAACGCCAAGCTCTACAGGAACAACGGCAGCTACGACGTCCCGGACTGGGAAGAAATCGACAACTGCCGCGACCTCACCCTCAACAACGAGAAGGGCGAGGCGGACGTCACCACCCGCGGCAACGACGGGTTCCGAGCCACCCTCGGGACCCTGAAAGACGCGTCGATCGAGTTCGAGATGGTCTGGGACACTGACGACGACAACTTCACTGCGATCCAGGAGGCCTACTTCGAGAACACGAGCATCGAGTTCGCCGTGATGGACGGCGACATCGAGGAGGACGGTTCCCAGGGTCTCCGGGCGACGATGGACATCATGTCGTTCAGCCGGAACGAACCGCTCGAGGAAGGTCTCACCGTCAGCGTCACGGCGAAGCCGACCTACGCCGACCACGCGCCCGAATGGCTCACCGTCGGCGAGTCGTCCTGATCCGCGTGACCGAAAGGAGCGCCCATGGCTGAGTTCCGCGACAACGAGGGCCGCAGCTGGCCCGTCATCTTCACGACCGCGACGTTCAAGCGCGTCCACGCGGCCCTGGACGTCGACCTCGGCCGCATGGTGAGCGACGGCTCGATCTATGAGGTCCTCGCTGACGACCCCATACTGCTCTGCAACATGCTCTACGTCGTCTGCAAGCCGGACGCCGACAAGCGGGGCCTGAGCGACGAGGACTTCGGACGCGGGCTCGCCGGCGACGTGATCGACGACGCCATCACCGCGCTGATGGAGGGCCTGATCGATTTTTTCCCGAAAGCCCGCCGGCGGCTCCATCGGAAAGCGCTGGCGGCGTTCGCCACCCTCGAAAAAAAGGCCCTCGAAAAGGCCGAAGCGATGATCGACAGCGGCGAGCTCGAAAAAGAGATCGACCGCCGCCTGGCGTCGTTGAGCTCTGCTACCGGCTCGGAGGAATCGCCGGAGTCGACCCCGGCCCCCTGAGCCTCCGCGAGCTCGTCTGGATGGCCGAGGCCCGGCAGAAGGACGACTGGGACCACACGAGCAGCGTCCTCTGCCTGATCGCGAACGTGAACCGCGACCCGAAGAAAGGGCGCCGCATGCGGCCGCACGACTTCCACCCGTTCCGCTCGACCGGCCGGACCGGCCTGCCGCTCCGCGCCGACAACCTCCACGCCCTCAAACGCGCGTTCGTGAAACGCGGGAAGGGAAAGAGGAAGCGGGCGGCGAGACCTCATCCTTTGGAGACCTGATCCGTGGCACTGTCCGCCAACATCCGCGCCGGCGGAGCCTACATCGAGCTGCTGCTGCACGACAACCGCCTCGTCCGCGGGCTGAAGCGCGCCCAGTACCGGCTCCGCCGGTTCGGCCAGAGCGTCACCGCGATCGGGAAACGCATGATGATGGTCAGCGCCGTCCTCGCCGCACCATTCGCCTACGCCGCCCGCACCTTCGCCGGGTTCGACGATGCCATGCGGAAGACGAAGGCCGTTACCGGCGCGACGGAGGCGGAGTTCCAGACGCTCACCACCACCGCCAAGCGGCTCGGCCGGACCACGAGCTACACCGCCGCCCAGGTCGCCGACGCGATGACGGAGCTGGGCCGAGCCGGGTTCAAGCCGAAAGAGATCGACACCGCGATCGGCGGCATCCTCTCCCTCGCGCGCGCGACGGACACCGAGCTGCCCCGCGCCGCCGAGATCGCCGGGAACGCGCTCCGCGGCTTCGGGCT